TGAGTTTGTACGGAAACCATCTTCTGACGTAGTAATAAAGAATGAAAGATTATCAGTCTTTTCCATAATGGATGAAGGACCAAAAAGCTCTGCATATTTTTTAAGGTTGTTTACCTTGATACGACGCTTATTAAAAGAAAATGCGATTTCAGGAAATGCCATTTGCAAACTGATAAGACGATCCTCAAGTAATGCAACTGTATCCAAGTCACCTAGGCTATTGGCTTCAAAAAGCTCAAAGTCAGGAACAAACAAAACCTCTGTTCCGTTACCTTCACGTTTGGATTCCTTGAGTTGAATTTGGTTTGCACCATCCTTACATGCTACAGTAATCAATTTTCCATTTGACCACGTTTTGCCTGTGAACTTAGATGATAGGAAGTTAGTAGCCGCTGAACCAACACCGTTAGTACCAATGGTAACTCGTTCGTCATCAAAACTTGTACCAGCATTAACACGAGTCCAAGCGGCTTCAGCCTGAGGAATGCTCCGGTCTGTAGTTTCATCGTAAACAGAATTTTGTGGAATGCCTCGACCATTATCTGTAATAATGATTGCACCATCCATACGAACTGATACGTCTATTTTATTAGCATACTTAAAGTTTGTACGAATAGCTTCGTCGATTGCGTTATCTAAGATTTCGTCAATCATTTTTGATAATGCCGGTACGTACTTGGCGGTTTTCCACTCGCCCATAACAAAACGTTCTACTTCTTCTTGGGCACTTGAGCCCATATACATACCAATTCGTTCTCTAACATGCTGTCTAGCTGTTAAAATTTTGAAATCTTCACTCAAGGTATAGTCTCCATTTTATATTGAATTTATATTCTATCACAAGTAAAAAGTATTGTCAACGGTTAATTTCACATGTTTCCAATCCAATGTGAACAATCATCACATGGATCGTCGTAAGCGAAAGGGATTTGAGTCATCAAATCGTCCCTTATTGTTTCTGGTGCTGTATTTATAACCATTGCTCTACTGCCTGTATTCCATTCTTAATAAATACTATCATACATCAAACATAATGTCAATAGGAAATATGAAATGATTACAAATTATTTGTCACCAGTATCCTTTAAGGTGATAATAGATAGGATGCCAAATGTTGAATTCTTTACTCAGAAATTTACATCTCCCTCTATTAGCATGTCGCCTGTCGAACAATTATCTCCTATTCATAGGGCATACCAGACAGGAGATAGATTAGAATATGGTGAGTTTGATCTTACCTTTGTGGTAGATGAAAATATGAACAACTACACTGAAATTTTAAGTTGGATGGAAGGCTTAGGATCTCCTCAAAGCACTGACCAATATAAACAAATTGCTGATAGTAAATATGGAACTACCTCAGATATTACAGTTATAGTAGAAAACAGCGCCCGAAACAGCAATATTAAATTTACCTTTACAGATTGTTTTCCAATCGCAGTTTCAGGAATTAACCTCGACGTCACACAATCAGACGTATTTTATCCCGAAGCTTCAGTATCCGTGAGATACACAAATATGACGATTGAAGATTTTAGTTGACATTCCTATCATGATGTGATAGAATAATATAGAATTAAAATTTGTGAAAAGGTTTGCATTATGAGTACTGACGATATCAGTGACATCTGGTCCAAGGACTGTAAAATTGACGAAACGAATTTGGGCGGAGAAGCTAAGCGCATACCTGAACTCCATAGTAAATATTACAATATGTATTATAAGGAAGCGCTCAAGGTTAAAAAATTACGTTCAGATTATAAGGAACTCGAGTTATTAAAAAGAGAATGGCTTGATGGTACTATGCCTGAAGAAGATTTAAGAGATCTTGGATGGCGCCCAAACCAAAAAAGAATCATTCGTCAGGATATGGATAAATATCTACAAGCAGACAAAGACATTATTAATATAAGTTTAAAAATAGATTATCATTCAGCTCGGGCTAACTTCCTTGAAGATATCGTTCGAACAATCCATAGTCGAAACTTTATTATTAAATCGATGATTGATATTTTAAAATTCCAGCATGGAGAATATTAATGACAGAAATCAATAACGTATACGGACATCCAATGGTGTATCCTAATAGTGAAAACATTTTGCCACCAGTAGAAAAAGAACGTATTCGTGTTGTTGAAGCGGCTACTCGAGCTGAGATTGCTAGCCATCGAGTTAAGGAAATCGAAGAGCGGATAGAAGAGATAAATATACTTAGACAGCAAGCGGTATTACGGTATGCTCCAAATGGAGATAAGATTTTACCAGCTGTAACTGAAGGTGAATTTGTAGATATTGAAGTATAGGTATTATGGATATTGTGAATGTTGAACGCTTAAATGCCGTTCATTTAAAAATTGATTGTGAAGCTGGTATTAAAATGGAGCTCGAGACTTACTTTAAGTTTCAGCCTCAAAACTATCAATTTTCCCCAGCATATAAAAATAGAGTATGGGATGGATGGATTCGTATCTTTTCTCCTATGAGACCTGTTTTATATGTAGGCTTATTCCATAAATTAAAACAATTTTGTGAAGACCGTGGTTACGAGCTTCGGGCTGACCAAACTCTTTTACATGGTTATGATATCCCTGATGATATTGGTTATCAATTAGCAAAAGACTTTAATGTTAAATTTGAGCCAAGAGATTATCAAAACAAATACGTCGTAGATGCATTAAGATCTGGTCGTTCACTTTCCCTTTCCCCTACATCCTCTGGTAAATCATTAATTATTTACTTAATGATGCTATATTATAGAGAACAATACGGTCATAGGACACTTATTATCGTTCCAACGATCTCTCTGGTGCACCAGATGGCTGGAGACTTTATAGACTATGGGGAAGAAGGAGAGAACATCTATAAAATTCAAGGCGGTATTGATAAAGAAACCGATGCTCCCATTGTTGTAAGTACTTGGCAATCATTGGCTAAATTACCAAAAGCTTGGTTTAGTCAGTTTAAAGTTGTGTTAGGTGACGAAGCACATTTGTTCCAAGCTAAATCATTACAAAAAATTATGGAAGCACTTGATGAATGTCATTATAGACATGGATTCACAGGAACTTTAAAATCAGAGGAAAGCAAAACACATAGGCTTGTATTGGAAGGATGCTTTGGTCCAGTTCATAAACATGTTACTACCAAGGACTTGATTGATTCTGGTACTGTTGCAGATTTTAAAGTGAAAGCTATTGTATTATCTCATAACCAAGAAGCACGTAAAGGTTTCCTTGATGCCTTTAAACAAATCAAAGAACCCAGTAAGAAATATCCTGCTGAAAGAGAATTCCTTGTAAACAATCATAAAAGAAATATCTTTATCCGTAATTTGCTCTGGTCTCTTGAAGGTCAGAATAATTTGGTTTTATTTGATCTTGTTGAAAAGCATGGTAAAATCCTTGAGCCTATGCTTCGCAAGGATGATCGCCAATTGCACTTTATATATGGTGGAACCAAAGGTGATGAACGTGAACGTATACGTCATTTGGTAGAGGAAGATCCAATCAAACAGCATGATATTCTAGCATCTTATGGTGTATTCTCAACTGGAGTAAACCTCAAAAAACTTGATAATGTCATATTTGCATCTGGTTCTAAATCAGAAGTCAAAGTATTACAATCAATTGGTCGTGCCCTAAGAAAGGGCAACGACGCGGACTCCGCTACTCTATATGATATTACTGATGATTTATCCAAAGGTTCTTTCTCCAACTATACCCTACAACATTTTAGGAAACGCATTGAGATATACAGTGTACAACAGTTTCCATTCAAGGTATATACCGTTGAAATATAACTATTATTTTATAGTAGATAAGACTATTATACCACGTATCCAGAAATTGTCAAGGCTTTTTTTCAATTAAACAAATAAAAAAAGTAGTTGACATTCTATATAATATAGTATACTATGATATCAAGTCAACAAAACATTAGGAGGTTGCAATGGCCAGACGTGCTAAACGTAACTATGTAAACAATCGAGATTTCCTCGATGCGTTAATTCAATA